AGTATAATACATAATAAATTATGTGTCAATAAAAATATGTAAAAAATTATGTATTACAAAAGAAATGATAAATTGTATAGGCTGTAAGTTGTGGTCAAAAGTTGTTAGAGTGTTCATTAGAAAGAAAAATCCCTCTTATCAATGAATGATAAGAGGGATAATGCTAGTCATCTTATGCGACGACCACTTCTGCTTGCGAAAATAAAAAGCCATAGGGTTCGGTTCTTCTCATATGTTGAGAGACGTACAACCTAGAGCATTATTAACGTACAAGACATCGCCGAAGCGAGGCTTCAATAAAATTTAGATATTATATAATGCCCTATAGGCAAGATTAACTCGATTGATAATATACTGTATTATATGCATCAAGTCAATAAAAAATTCAAAAAATAAACAATTCAGTTACTTTATTGCGATCTTATCAAGTGCCGGTGAGAAATACGCGGGAGCAGTTTACACCGTCTATTCATGCCTTATTTTGTCAGAAGAGTGCTCGTCCAGAAGAGAAGGAGCTTGCGCGTTCAAAGATGAAAGTACGCTATGACCAAGACGTTGCTCGAGATCTTTTCGCGCATTGCCAGCGATTTCACCACCTTGTTGGGTAACATTTTTTGTAGCTTCGTAGCCTTGTGGATTGGATGCACGGGAAAGTTCTGTTGTGGCGACTTCAGCGAGTTGGTTGAGTGCAAGTTCTGTATTGGTCATATTGTCGCGAAGATTTTCTTTGCGTAGCCCTTTTAACTTCTTATATTGCTGCACGGTCTTACCGGACCATGCATGTGTAAGAATATTAGTAAGAGCTGCGAACTCCTTGCCGTTGTTAATGCCGGATCGCTGCCATTCATCAGTGAGCTCTTTCCGAATCTCAATGGAGCGCATGCGCTGCGTGATCCACGCATCAGAATAACCTTTAGCCTTATAGTAAGAGACACTGCGTTGCATAGCAAGCTCCGGGTCAGCCATTTCATCTAAGCGTTCTGCACCGACTTTGGCAAGCCATTGTTTCAAAGGCTCGACCTTTTTTGAAGGGATAGACTGGATGAGCCGCAGCAGTTGTTCTGTATCGACACAATCAGTCTTTCTCATTTTTCCATCATGAGCAGGCATTTTTAACTGGTGACAATTTGTCACCGTTTCATTGCCTTCTGCAACAAGGCGTTGCTTGAGTTTGTTCCAATATTTACGACCATCGGCACTGTCGGTCAAATATTGGCATACATCCACAACAGAAAAATACCATTCTTCTTCAGATGAATTCCAAACCTTGCGGATTGTATCATCTGTAATAAATTCAAGTTCCTGTTCATTATCGATTAAATCTGTATCAACTGATACCGGAACAGTAGTATCAGTTTCTTCATCGAAGGAAAAGAAAAAGAAAATGTCCACCTTCTTTCTGCGTTTATAACGATAGTATACATAGCAAACTGGAAAATAACAACTGCTTAAGATATATAAAAAAGAGGCTGGGAATCACCCAACCTCTTTTTCATTCTTATTAACCTGTACACCTGGCCCGTACTGCGCTTCCAGCTCTGCAGCAGTGCCCGGGAACTGATCCGCAATGTTTGGCTCCGGAGCGGCTGCAGTATCAGCCGAAGTGGCAGCATTATAAAAGAAATCACGCACCGCCTGTCTCTGGTCTGCATTTAACTTCAGATATTGGTATACCAGATTATAGCTGAAATCATCCAGATCAAATTCTTTTTTCAACCGCTCCATCGTGGAGGAAGGGGATTTTTCAAATATATCATCACCCTCACCGGTGGTCAGCCAGGTATAGTCAACGCTGAATTCCCGGCAGATGGATTTAATAACTTGATCGGTTACAGAATTTTTTCCGTTTTCGATCTGGCTTAATCCACTTTTTTTTAATCCAATTCGTTCACCGAACTTTTCCAATGTCAATCCAAGCTCTTTTCGTACCTGTCTGACACGTTCGCCCTGTGTCATCGTATCACCTTCTTTCTGATCTTTTCTAAAGAATAGCACGGCTTAATTTAAAAATCAACAGAAAAGTTTATTTAATAAACAAAAAACTATTGACAATGTTTATTTAACGTATTATTATGTTTATGCAGTAAACAACAGCGCAGAGGAAGGAGGGAGAGGATGCAGGAATATCAATATGGAAACATAAAGAGAAAAGCATTTGAGAACACAATAACAAACATGAAAGTATTTATGCAGGCGATGTGCGGAGCAATGAACTATAAGAAAAGAATACGGATCGTAATAGAATACGATCCGCAAAATGAAGATGTAAAAACGACTATCCAAGCGGAAAATGCTTCCCAACTAGGGCTGGATCGATGTGAAGCAGATCCGATATGGAGTCAGCACGATCCCATATAACCTGATAAACATGGGGACAGCCAGAAACATCAAAATGCATAGTTGCATAAAACCCCAATATATTCATGGTTTTGGAATAATCATCTGGCGATAGAGAACGAAGATCAACGAAGTATTCGTTTTCAGCGTCAGAATAAAGTTTCATAAGAACATCTCCTCTCAGAATTTAGACTCGGGCGCGTGAATGCCCTGTAAAAGAATGATAGCACGGAGGAGAGAAACAAACAACAGCACAGAGGAAGGAGGTGGGAGGATGAGATACATGGTAATTCGGGCGGATGCAGATACAGACGGTCTACTGCATGATTTGGAAACAATTCGAAAAAAGGCAAGAGAGCTTGAACAATTTGCCTCGGATATGCAACGAAAGATCACGATTTCCGGCGAACCTGCAAAAGAAGCAGATTCGCCAATAAATTAGTTATTTTCTAAATAATCAATAACCGATTTTTCTAATTTGGATAGAACGTCGACGGTACGATCTATGAAATCATTGAATTCGGACATTGTAACCGGAAGCTCACCATTATCGCGAATAATGCTTAGAGAATCATGATGGAAATCTGCAATGATAGAATCGAGCTTTTGGTCCAGTTCGGATGTACTCAT